GAAGGCTGATAGCTGAGGACGTTGTCAAGGGTGAAGGCGATCTTCAGAGGCTCGTCATTAAGGCCATGAGGTTATTAGGAAATACGTCGCATGCATGAGTTTGTGTTGTGGCGGGGCGGCTTTGTGCCACGTCCGCTTTAGCGCCTGGTTAGCTGTTTTTATTAAGGATTATGGCAAAGATAGAACTCTATAACGAAGATTGTATGGAAGGGATGAAAAGATATTCAGACAAACACTTTTCCCTTGCGATTGTAGATCCGCCGTATGGGAAAAATTATCTTCCAAAAGGAGTGTTTAGAAAAGGATTCGGCGATAGTTGGGACAAAAGAAAGGGAGAACCCAAAAAGATAAATGTGGAAAGGACAATGTTTCAATACAAAGAATGGGACAAAAAGCCTCCACCGATAGGATATTTTATTGAACTCATCCGAGTTTCCAAACATCAGATTATTTGGGGAGAAAACTTCCTTTACCATTTAATCCCGAAAATTTCAAGTGGCCGGATAGTGTGGGACAAATGCCATTCTGGGGTTGGAAATTTTTGTGAGATAGCATGGACCGATCTTTTTGATGGAGTATTTTTGTTCAGATTTATGTGGAATGGGATGCTACAGGGAAAATCAATAGAAGAGGGATGGATTCACCAAGGGAATAAAAGACTGAATGAAAAGAGAATTCACCCTACCCAAAAACCAGTGAAACTTTATCTTTGGCTCCTAAAGAACTATGCGAAAAGTGGTGATCAAATCCTTGATACTCATTTAGGTTCTGGTTCGATTGCGATAGCTTGTTATGACATGGGGTTTGATTTTACCGGATACGAAATTGATTTAGCGTATTACGAGGGCGCAAAAAAACGACTGGAAGATCACAAGCGGCAAGTGAAGATGGTTTTCGTATAACGCAAAGGTCAGCGGCGCTCCTGGGCGTCCGCTGGAGTGAATTGTTATGACCTTGCCTTATTATTCAGATGATTACGTTGTCATTTATCATGGCGATTGCAGGGAGATATTGCCCGAAATCGAAAGGGTTGACCTTGTGCTGACAGACCCGCCTTATGGCAACAAAACAGACTATGCTTCGTTTAACGATAGCGCAGAGAACACACACAGGCTGATTGCAGAGGTTTTGCCTTTAGTTTTGGGAAAGGCTGAAAGAGTGGCATTGACCCCCGGAGTGGCGAATATGTGGCGATATCCTGAACCAACATGGACGCTGGCATGGGTGACACCAGCAGGGGCAGGGAGTGGGCCTTGGGGCTTCTGTTGCTGGCAACCGATTCTGGTTTATGGCAAAGACCCGTATTTGCAGTTAGGCATGGGAAGGAGGCCAGACTACATTGAACACACTGAGACAGCAGAGAAGAACGGACACCCATGCCCCAAGCCTTTGGGACTGTGGAAAAAGGTAATGAACAGAGTGCAACCAAAAGCGGGAACGATTCTTGACCCGTTCATGGGAAGTGGAACCACGCTGAGGGCTGCGAAGGATTTAGGCCGTAAGGCGATAGGTATAGAACTGGAAGAAAAGTATTGTGAAATTGCCGCGGCACGCATGGCACAGGAGGTATTTTCCTTTGGGTCATAACAGTACGATAGACGGAATTATTATATCAGGACAAAAAATGTTAAGCGAGTGACGGCCAGTGGTGGCGAAGTTAGAGAACGCTGAGTCCATGGCAACTCAAGAGCAGGTTAGACTCCTGCCCATTGGCCGTCAATTAAAGGAGGAGAAGATGGATGAGAAGATAAAAGAGATTGAGGAGGGCATCTATAGTGACCGATGAGCAGGCTATCATAGGATGGAAGGCCATCGCCTATTTCTTCAATGTGACGGAAAGACAAATGTTGAATAGAAAAAAAAGCCTTGAAGAAGTGGGAGCAATCTTTTACACCTATAAGGGAAGACCTCCGAAAAGAACAAGAGTCGTCTGTGCATTTCCCTCTGTTTTGCAGAAATGGATTGCCATAAAAACCATGAAAGGTGAAAAATTCTAAAATTTTGTTGATCTCTCATAGTGGTTTACTGAAAACGCCTACCTGAAAACGCCTACCTGAAAACGTCCAAAGTGCCCTTGACATTGTTTTCAAACTCCTTCTTACTATGAATCTATAATGGGTGTCACCAAAGAGGAAATGCTCGATGCGATAGGCAAGCCGATCATACCCTTTGACGAAGTAGGGGTCACGCCGAAGTATATCGCCAAGACAGTCAAGGCATTAACCAAAGCAAAAGAAATCAAAGTCTTAAAAATCAAATCTCTAAAAAAGGGACCGAATGGCGAAATTCTGGAAGTCGAGGAAATCGCCTATTCAAAACCATTGAAGGACAATCCTACCATTGTGAAGGGCGTCGATCTGTATTTAAGAGTAACAGGAGGTTATGCACCCGAAAAAGGTGAATTCTCAGGACCAGGCGGAGGCCCAATGGAGTTCGTCACCACGTTTGATAAAAATGGAAACGGGAATAGAAATGAAAATGGAGACGGCTAATCTACGTCTTTTTTGTCCTCGTGAATCTGAAAAATTGATATTTGAATCTATGGCTCGATTCATGATTATGGATGCGGGTCGAAGGTGGGGGAAAACATTATCGGCCATTAATTGGCTTTTAGAAGGTACATGGAAATATGGTGGTGAGAATTGGTGGGTCGTACCTATCTACAAGATTGGAAGGATCGCATGGAGAAGACTAACTGGCTGTGTCCCCAAGAGAGCCATCAGGGATTGTTCAAAAGTTGAAATGAGAATGGAGTTGATATCTGGTGGATCGATTGAAATTAGATCGGCTGATAATCCTGAGAATCTAAGGGGAGAAGGGCTGAAAAGATTGGTAATTGATGAAGCAGCGAGGGTCCCACGGGATGCGTGGGAAGAATCATTAAGACCCTCCCTTTCAGATAATCAGGGAAGGGCGCTTTTTATTTCTACTCCGAAAGGAAGGAATTGGTTTTTTGACTTGTGGACAAAAGGCCAGGACCCATTGCAGAAAAACAACTTTGAATCCTGGAAGTTTCCAACCTGGGATAACCCCAAAATAACAAAGGCAGATGTCGATCAGGCCAGAGAATCATTACCCGCTGATGTATTCCAGCAGGAATATGAAGCGGAATTTTTGGAAGATTCAGCCGGTGTATTCAGAAACATAAAGTCTTGTATCAAAGGTATTCTTGAAGAACCGGACAAGGATAAAACCTATTATGCAGGATTGGATCTGGCCCGCCTCACCGATTTTACAGTTCTTTCTATCATCGATCAGAACAAACATTTAGTTTTTTTTGACAGATTCAATAAGATCGACTGGACCTATCAGAAAGCCAGAATAATTGAATCAATCAAAAATTACAAAGCAAAGTTATTGATGGATTCAACCGGGATTGGGGACCCAATCCTTGATGATCTGTCTCGTGCACTCGTAAATATTGAAGGGTTCAAGTTTACAAACGAAAGTAAAAAAGACCTGATTCAGTCCTTAGCCATTTCATTTGAGCAAGATAAAATAACTATTCCAGAGATCAAGGAATTGGTTAATGAGCTTTCAATCTTTGAATATGAAATGACTCGATCCGGTAATGTCAGGTATTCAGCACCCGAGGGATACCATGATGATTGTGTAATTTCACTTGCATTGGCTAACTGGTGCTGTAATGAAGGAAACCTGATGCCTGGCTTCTTCTTTACCGGCGGAAAAAAGAGGATAGCGGCATGAGAATAATTGACAGAGTTGCTTCGAAGTTTGGTTTAATTAGGACGGCTGAGGCTCATCGGCAAATCGAAGAGATCAAGGCTCAGACCTCCACGATCGTCAGCTCCTATGTCACCTCTCGCGGATCGATGGGCGTAGTGCCGGAGAAAGCGTATAACCAGCTGGTCGATTCCTATAAATCCTGGGTCTATACTTGCGTCGATAAGATCGCCAAGTCAGTCGCCATGATTCCGCTGAAGCTTTTTATCTATCGGCGCCAGGGAGCAAAGGTCATCGATATGTCATGGCGTCCTGCGTATAAGGCCCTGACCGATAGCGGAGACCGGAAGTATTTTTTGAAGGAGATGAATCTCAAGCGGGAAGAAATTTATGATCATCCCTTCCTCTCTCTGATCAATCATCCGAATGCATTTATGACCCGGTTCATGTTGTGGTATGAAACGATGATCCGGCTTGAGTTGGGAGGGATGTGCGGATGGTATAAGATCAACAATGGGCTGGGTATCCCATCGCAGATCTGGCCCCTGCCCCTGACCAAGTGGGCGAGATTGACTCCCCAGGTCTCCCCGACTCTGACCCTGGAGTATTGGAATTATCAGGATGGGAATGTCAATCAACGATTTAAGCCCGAAGAGATTCTCCTGATGAAATATCCTAATCCTGCCTCTCCCTTTCTTCCGATGTCCCCACTGATGGCTCAAACCTACCCCTACGATATCGATCTTTTTTTGATGCAGCAGCAGAGGGCGCTCTTCGAGCATGGGGCGATGCCGGGGCTTCACCTGACGACCGACCAAAAGTTGAACAAGGAACTGGTCAGGGAAATCAAGGAGCAGATCGATGAGCAATATGCGGGGGCGATTAAGTCAGGAGAGACCCTGATCACGCACTCGGGTCTCAAGGCCGATAAGCTGGGTCAGACAGGCCGAGAAGCGATGATCGGGGTTGTCGCCAATTATGCTCGGGACAAACTCATTACCTCTTTTGACCTTTCCCCCGGCAAGTTAGGGTTGGTGGAAGATGTCAACCGAGCTAACTCTGAAGCATTGAACGCCACCTATATCGGCGAATGTCTCAGACCCAAATGTCTGTTGGTCGAAGAAGTGATCGAAACCTTCTTGCTGCCAGTCTACGATCAGGGCCTGACCTGTGACTTTGATCTTCCCGATTTAAAAGATAAGGCATATGAATTGACGGCGATGGAAGCTCGGCTCAATCATTTTGTGACTACGGTCAACGAGGAACGGGCCAAGATCGGGATGGAGTCCCAACCCTGGGGTGATAAGCCCTGGATCCCTTTCACGATGACTCAGGTGGGAGCTGAACCGTCGCCTCCAACCAAGGCGGCGATCAAAGCCATGGATCGGGAGTTCTGGACAGAAGAGCGGAAGGAGATAGCCTGGAAGGTCTTTGTCAAGCGGTCAGAAGTTCTTGAGCGAATCCTAATCGAACCCCTTCGCCATTATTTTAAGATGCAGCGGGAAGAGGTCATCACCCGACTCAATGAGTCCGGGAAATCGATCCTGGGTCAATACGCCGGATGGTCACGGGCCAAAGTCCAGGTCCATCTGAAAGAGAACAAGGCGGTTAGCGATATCAACATCAATAAAAAAATCGAGCAGGAGAGGATCAGGGAATTAGTCACGCCCCGAATCAAAGAGATTATGAAAGAGGTCGGGGATTCTCGGGTCCATGATCTACTTGAGTCGCTGAAGGTGACGATTGATTTCAACGTCAACGATCCGGCCGTCTTGGAATGGATGGGAAAGCGGATGCGGGATTTTTCAAAGAAAGTCACGGGGACCACCTTCGACGATATCGAAGCGATCTTGCGCCTGGGCTTCGCGGAAGGGCAGCCGATCGCCGCCGTCGCTCAAACGCTTGCCGAAAAGTTTGAGTCTTACGATAAGTATCGGGCTCCGCTAATCGCGAGGACCGAGACGATCGCCGCAATGAACCAAGCCGATCTTGAGTCGGTTAGCCAAACGGGGCTTGAGGACCAACTCCTTAAACACTGGCTAACGGCGGGAGATGAAAGAGTTAGAGAATCTCACCAGATCGCCGGTCAAACTTACTTGGATGGAATTGAGATGGACGAGGACTTTAAGGTTGGTCAAGACCAGATGTCGGCGCCGGGAGACGGCAAGTTGGCGGAGGAGAACATCAACTGCCGCTGCACTCTTTATTATACGGAGAAAGGGGAATGATTTGCCAGTTCCATCGATCACCACAACCGAGGCGAGATATATCAAAGGCAATTCTCTTTACATGACAAATTGGGAAGAGCGTGCAGGGTTAACATATGATTATTTCTACAACACATTTTAAAAGGAGGGAATATGGCAACCTATATTAAATTTCAGGATTTTGTTGAACAGCTAGGCCTTGGGCAGCATAATCTAAATACCGATACTCTCAAGGTTTATCTTTCGAATCATCAACCCCTTGCAACGGACACGGTAATAGGAGACATCGCGGAAATCACCGCCCAAAATGGTTATCCGGCGGGGGGGACAGACATAACAAATGTGTGGTCTGAAGCGGCGGGGACCGGAACCCTTGCCGGCACAGATGTAGTCTTCACGGGGACCGGTGATTTCGGACCTTTCCAGTTTGCGGTGGTTTACAATGATACCAACGCAAGCGATCGGTTGGTCTGTTGGTGGGACTATGGGTCGGCGATTACCATCCATGACACCGAGACATTCACTGTTGATTTCGCGGCGGCGATTTTTACGATTGGGTAAAATAGTATAAGGATCAAAAGATGTCTACTTTAACAATTCAACCATCTAATATAGATACGTTTTTATTGCAAAATGATCCCACTGTTCCTTATGGAACAGAAAACTTTATTAGGGTACGTTGTGCAACAAGCAGTTTTAATCATTCCATTTTGAAATTTGATTTCTCGGCTTTACCTGATGGGGCAGACATATCTGCTGCTACATTAAGTTTATACACAGAGTATGGCCCTGCCGTTGGAAGAACATATTGGGTATATGAACTTACTCAAACTGGTTGGATTGAAAATGAAGCCTGTTGGGATCATTATAAAGGTACAACACATTGGGCTACTGGGGGTGGAGATTATACAACGAACAATGGTGCTTCTCAAACAGTACCCCAATACCCTGATTGGATGAATTGGGATGTCATTGCTTTGGTTCAGCACTTCCAGTCTGCACACAGTAAAGTAGCTCACTTTTTGGTGATGGATGGAGCCGAGGGTACGGGTAATGTTTATGGGAATTTTAATAGTAGAGAACATACGGTCGATCTTTCATTAAGACCAAAGTTGGTAATAACCTACACCGCCGTTCCTTCAGCATCACCTTCTGCTTCAGTTTCACCAAGTGAGTCACCATCGCTTTCACCAAGTGAGTCACCATCACTTTCACCGTCTATATCACCGTCTGTATCACCAAGTATGTCTCCCAGTGCATCACCATCGGTTTCGCCCTCTAAAAGTGCTTCGGCCTCTCCTTCAGCATCACCTTCTGCTTCAGTTTCACCAAGTGAGTCACCATCGCTTTCACCAAGTGAGTCACCATCGCTTAGCCCATCGGCTGCGGAAATGGCAGTTTTTAAACCAGGCGAATCCAGCGACGATTGTGGAACATGGCAAGACCAAATACAGTTGAATGCTGGATACTCATATTACGGAAATATTTCTGGGGTTTCATATTTTGGGGGGATTAGGTTTATAGGGGTTAATATTCCTCAAGGAACTACGCTATTATCATCAAAACTTACAGTTAGTGGGGGCTATGATGAAAGTAGCACCACGGTCAATCTCCAAATTCAAGGTGAGGACACTAACGATGCGGCGACCTTTAGTACTCGTGCTGATTACGATGGTAGAACAAGAACAACTGAATATGTAAATTGGGATAATCTACCTACATTTGCGCCAGACACTGATTATGACAGTCCAAGCATCGTAAATATTATTCAGGAAATCGTCGATAGGCCAGGATGGGTAAGTGGAAATGACCTGGTTCTGTTTCTTACAGACAATGTCTCAAGCAACAATGCCAGGAGACGATTTAAAGCTTATGATACATCCACAACCCTATGCCCCAGATTAGATGTAACCTGGGCTGCGGCATCGCTTTCACCGTCTATATCACCGTCTGTATCACCAAGTATGTCTCCCAGTGCATCACCATCGGTTTCGCCCTCT